ATTCCAATACCACGATTTGATTATTTGGGTGCTACTACCGTCGCGATAGCCAATGTCCAAGGTAGCATTGTTTTGTGCTACATAGAAGTTTGAGTTAATAGCCATATTTGGGGCCACGGTTAGATTGGCGTTTTCCCACATCAACTGTGAATATTGATCACTCTGCATAGTGATACTTTGACTAACTGGTGCTAGTATCAAGCTATTAGGGAATTGTGTAGTTCCGGTCTTGCCAAATGTCCATTGTGCAGTATTGCCGGCACTGTCATTGCTGTTGATTACCACACCACCAGTATTGGCCAATTTAACATAGTGATTATCGTCGCCTAGGAACAGTTCGGTACCGCTGCCAGCCATCAGATGAACATGATTACCATCCACCGTAGTAGGTGCTATTTCTAGATACTGTGTGCTGGTACCACCATTGGGTTTTAATCTTATAGCGCCTGCACTTCCATACCCGCTTTCTAAAATAGTTGCGCCCGAAGGTAAAGTTAGGACAGCATCTGTGCCAAAGGTCCAGGTGTAGCCTGCTTTGCTAATGTTAGCTGCAATATTGCCATCATATGTTGGTAGATAAGTTGCTACCTTAACGTTACTGTAGAATGATTGACTATCAACATAACCTCGCATGCCAAGATTAGCTGTGGTAATATTAGCATTGACATTGGCGATCTGACTGGTTATGGTCACTGATAGATTAGCATCAGCACCAAGTGCATTTGCTAGTTCACCTAGAGTGTCTAATATCGCTGGTGCGCCACCTGTGATAGTAGTGATCTGATTATCAACGTATCCTCGCATGCCTAAGTTGGCTGCTGAGATCTGATTTGATTGGATTGTATTAGCTAGATCAACGTAGCCAATGACACCTACGTTGGCTGCAGTAACATTAGCCGTATAAGCATAGTTGCTGAGATTAGTAAATACCCCAACTTGTACGTTACTATAAGAAGAAGACTGTACACTACCATCGCTGAATTTAATTCCAGTGTTGACCGTTAGATTGCCATCAGCTGCACTGATTCTTAGATTGCCCATGTAGATACTGGTTGGACTTACATATAAGTCACCCGCGACTCGCAGGTCGCCTGCCACAGTCATGTCACCACCAGTGCTTATACCGCTGTCAGCGGTTAATCCACGTAACCAGTAGACTGGTACGCCATAACCACTTTCTAGTGTGGCATAGCCTAGTGCGGGACCACCAATCATTACCCTGAAGTAGTTATTTGATAAATTAACTGGTAAACCTGGTAAAGTTTGCCAAAATGTCGGGTTTTCTACATTTAGAAACCAAATGGCATTAGTGATATCATATATTAGTATGCTTGGGTATGCTTCTAGCCGTAGATATGCTTCTGCACTATAGTCCGGATACAATGGATCGGTCGTAGGACCTGCATAAGCAGCTTGATAGTCTAATAGCCAATCCTGCCATTCCTGTGCTGATGTCAGAGCTGGCAGTGCCGGGGTATAGCTAAAACTGGTCGACGTATTAGCAGTCCAATCAATAGTTATACTAAATGTAGATCCACTATTACCAGTCCAAGTATAGGTATTTGATCCAACAGTTGGAGCAGCTGGTCCACGTGTGATTGTTGGGCCTCCGGACCCCCCCGTACGTATTAAGTATGCGACATTACCTAGGTCGCTGGCTGTGGTAGGTACAAGGTCTATGCGCCTGAAGCCGATGCCCTGTGGAGCTCCTTCATCTGATCTTCCGATACTGTTATAAACATAGCCCGTAGGATCTGTAGCATAGTATGGATAGTATGAGTCATAGCCCACACCGCCATCTGTGATAGTCAAGCTAGCGATATTACCAGTGGTGTCTAAGGTACACACAGCGTTGGCATATCTGCCTCCCACTGTGTCTAGAGGATCAAAATCTGGGAACTCCAAGCTGGCATGATAAATTTTAGCACTGCGTAAACTATCCCATACGATAGGAGCAGTGGTCCAACTCTTGAGGTTGGCTGTATATCCAAAGTTATTGTCTACATAATAACTGCGTATCTGGGCAAAATCTGTAGGTGATTCATAATATACATTGGCAAATCCAACAGCACCTGTTGGTGGGCTAATCGCCACACCGGTAGTGACCAATCTACTGCCTTCTGTGGTGATAGTAGCATCACCCAAGAATATAGTATTACCGCTGAGGTACAGATCCTTCCATCGATTAGTTACATTACCCAAGCTAAAGGTTACATTAGCACTTGGTACGATATTGCCATCGAACTGTGTTAGGTATGATTTAACATTACCATTACCGTAGATTGACTGGCTAGCTACACTGTCAACATATCCTTTCATGCCCAAATTGGCTGCGGTGATAGCCAAATTGGCCGCATTGACTTGTGCTGATTGTATAGTATTGGCTAGATCTATATAACCTATTATAGCTGAATTAGCAGTAGTCACATAAGCTGCAACGTTGACATTACCAAAGTTTTGATAGCCCATCGACTCAGTGTAGGCTTTGACATTAACATTACTGTATGTTGACGCTACTGCTATATTAGCGATATTAGCCGCAATGGTCGCATCAACATATCCACGTATACCTATGTTGGCAGCAGATATCTGAGCTGATTGGATTGTATTAGCTAGATTAACATAGCCCTGCATGCCTGTATTTGCTAGAGTTATGTTAGCGTTTACAGATGATATCTGATTGTTTATAGCTGATGTATTTGTTGTAGTAGCATACCCGCCTACTGTACTACCATCATGTAGATATAAGGTATTAGTAGTGGTATTGACTACCAGTTCACCGGCAGCACCAACATAAGTGCTAGTAGCCGCTGTGTTGCCACGTCTTAACTGTAGTCTTCTTGGTGCAGTCATTATATTATACCTAGATCAACGTTGCCACTGTAGTCTGTAGTGCTTGAAGTAAATGCGTCTGTTTCAAATGCTGGGTTAATGTTTAGTTCAGCATAGACCCCAAAATTATCATTGCTGTATGTAGGAGTTTCATATGTACCATCATACTGCAAGAATGCCAGTTTATATTTGTTTTGAGGAAGTGAGTTAATGAAATCGCTGGTCAACATTGTACTAGCAGTGGCAGTTGTGACATTGCTTACAGTCACGCTGACATTAGCCACGACGTTGCCTTTTAAATAATCAATGATGTAACCAGTAAAGGTCCTGCCCGCGATATTAGCTGCTTTTTGATCTTGATTCTTAAATTTAATGGTTATAGGATTATCCGCACCACGGTAGATTTCTATTGGTCTCTGATACACGACTCGGTTCCTCGTTGTAATGGTAGGATCAGCATAATCCAGAATCTGGACGGTGAAAGTATTTGTATATAAATAACTTGTGATTAGTGGCACTTTTGCTCGATCCCTTTAGTATATTTATCGCGGTGCACATGGAAGACAGCTACAAGAAATTACTTGACCAATACCCGTTTATCAGCTATATAACCTATGGCGGTAATGATTATATCGGCATCATCCAAAATTCAGACGAAATCATTACTACTATCTATGATTATGCGGCTCTGCGTACTCTAGACCAGAAGACAGCATATTTAGAACTAGCGGATCAATGGTGGTGGGAAAGCAATAGACTAGTGCCTATCAACGTGTTTTTAAAACAGGATTGGGTGGAGTTCCGAGTTTGTTTAAAGACATTCAACAGCAAAGATGTAGAAATAAAACACGGGCCTTATATAAGCCTTAAAGAAATATCAAATAAGAGATCCAAACGTCGTAGTATTACACTTGTTCGCAAAGTAAGTTAAGATTTACCACAACCAATTGAGCATAGGCGACGGCATGTGCTTTCTTAAAACTATATTCACCCTCGACCTTATCCCAAACAGTAGCACTAACATCTTTCCAAGTACGACCAACTAAATGTCGTTTTCCTGGACGTATAACTGCTAGGAACATAGCTAGTCTAGGAATAGTATCCACAGGCTCTGGCATCTTGAGTAAGGTATCATAGTGATTGTTGATGTGAATTAGTTGACTACATATTGCAGGATCATATAATTTAGTCCAGTCTGGCTCTTGCATGAGCTTGATCAAATGTGTTTCATCTCGAACTTGTTTATACACATGGACATTAAGTAAGTCTAGTTTCATATAACCACGATCTTCTGCGGCTTGATAATCTAAACTAGCCGAGCCTACGAAAGGATCTACAGGTATGTCTGTGGCATAAACACCTGTATTATGACGTGTTAATTTACCATCACGTATGATACTAGCTGGGGTGACATTCAACAAGTCTAATACCTGTTGACGATCTGCAAAGTCTATGTCGATGTCACTACGAAATTTCAAAGGCCTGCATCCTTTAATATCTGTTTGACCCATTCAGTGTCTGCTACATAATCTTGGAATTTTCGTTGCCAATACTCTGGATCTATCCAAGGAAGAATAAGACCAATTTGATCATCATTAAGAGCATCAAGAAAGTCAACACCGGTATCGCAATTAAACACAATCCAAGGGCTAACCCTACCATTAGCGATATGATGACACACGCGATTAGGATTGCCAAACCTAAAATAATCACTAAATCCATTTTTAAATTCTCCATGCTCATCTGCATAATCCTGCATCTCCCTTAGAGCACGTTCAAGAGCATCTTGAACTGCTTCTTTACGCATATATGTTTTAAGATATTCTAAGTATACTTTCTCATGCGTCCAATGATCAAGTTTCTTGTTTTCTTTGATCACATAGTCAATGAACATTTTAGGATTAACAGCACGGATACCTACCATGTGACGACCAAACTTGACGAACGCACGATAATAAGGACTAGCAACAAAGTCCGTGTATGACTTCATCTTAGCACTGCCCTGTGTTAGTTCATAGAAGCGTAGATATGATTGGAGTCCAAACTGTACCCCAGTTTCTTTTTCCTCTTGCCAACGTCGTTTTTCTTCGCAGAGATGCACTACAAGGCTTGACTCCTTGCGGAATTCTTTACTACAATATTTGCACTTATAGCTCGGCTTTAATTGATTTGTCATCAAGTCCGAGGTTTCGTGCCATGTCTGCAATATCTCGTTTATCATTGATTTTTGCCATCAGGTCTATTTCATCAGATTTCATATTAGGATATAATTTAGCCAAGAACTTCTGACTTTTGTTATCTCCCTCTTTTTTCTTTGCGGCTAACCAATAGTGGAACTGTGGTCCCATCGCTGGACTAACGCTAGTACAGGTCAACCATTGTAGTTTAGTATGTTTAGATCCCAAGTCAAAGAAATGTTTGTTTACACGTTCATTAGTAGCCATTAGGTAATATGCCTGTAAGTCTTTGCCGCCACTGACATTAGCACCATATTTTAACATTAGATATGTTGAGAATTTCTTACGATCGTCATCTGTGAAGTTGTCATAGTAAGCACGATCCTTGCGATCGTATGCCTGCATCTCATATTTGATTTCTAAACTGCTGCTCACTTCTTATTCCATCCCTTGCTGAGATAACCTAATATTCTATCTACACTAGACTGCATGTTATTATATTTGTTTTTTAATGCAGTAATTTCATCTGCTTGCTGATTAACTAAATCTCTTAATCTATCAAATTCTACCCTGCTTTCACGGATAGTTTTATCATGTGACATCAAGTTTGGACGCGGTGGGGCATTTGGGTCTATTTCACGTTTCTTTTTCTGTTTAAACATCTTTGGGTTAAACATCTTTATATTCCTCCGAGAGCTTATATATAATTATACATTCTTCTACCGCATGTTGTAAAGCACAATTTCGATTTCTATGCTTGTAGATATCCGTCCACATACGTTGCTCAACCAATTCTTTGGCTTGCCAGCTTTGTCCAATCATTATGCGTTCTGTGGTACCTGCTAGTCGGGCGTAGGTAGTAAGCCCACCATCTGGACTTTCATAGATATATGTTCCACCTGGTACTAGATTACCCATTCCAATGCCTCACTATGCCTGCTATGATAAACAAGTTAGTAACGATATATAATGCCACTACCGTTGTTCTAATTGCCGCAACAACATCTGCTTCACTGTCAGTGATGCCTTCTTTCTGCCCAAGGGCCTTGGCCCAAAGTCTCCACATGCTCAATCCTTTCTTTACCATATTTTACCGTAGTCAACTACTTCGCTTTGTCGACTGATATCTTTGACAAAATAAGCACACAATGGATGTGCTCCATCATTGATTGGTACTGCTAACATCTGTCCTGGACGTAGTTTTGGGAAAAACCATTTAACGTCCTGATAGATATCTACGATCTCAATCGGATAGAACTCTGGTTTAAAACTATCTAGTGGATTAAAACAGAACACACTGAATCCACGATCGTTAATACTAGTCAACGGAATAACTTCCAAGTCACCAAAGTCTGGTTCACCGATAAGTATCTGCCAATCCACAGGCATTTTAACTAGATTGCCACCGATGCGTAATACCAGCGCAGGGCTATTAAATGATTCTAAAAAGATCAATGGAATAAAGAAGTAGTCGGGGTTCTTTGGATCGCTATTGTCTAATATAGCAAAACGTAGATCCTCGACTTCATCTGGAATCTCATTCATCTCATACGCTGTGTTTTCTAGGGTTAGTATATACATAAATTACTGCCAATCGGTCTTTTCAACAACGAATGGGTAGTTAGCCTCCTTGTAAAATTGCTTTCTTTTTGTTAAATGCCGTTTGGCAAACTTGCATGTTGATGTTATGTCCCAGATTTGGACGAAGTCTTTGTCTTCCGCTTTGCGAATGCCACGCCCGATACTTTGGATGACCCTAACAAAGCTCTTACCGGGCTCAATAAGCACAAGGTTAAAAACACGAGGAATGTTGATACCAACAGCAGCAACACCGTAAGTGGCAACAATAACCTTGTCATCCATGGTCGCAATATCATCATATTGTTCTTTTCTATCATCTGCTTTAGTGCCTCCTGACACGAATACAGCATCTTTAATTTTTTCTATTAATGCCCTGCCTGGCGCGATACGATCTACTAGGACAAGTGTGTTGCCTGACTTACGTATCGACTCTACCAGCTTGGCAATATAGTTTAATCGGTCTTCTGTCTCTAATAGATATCTTAATTCACTTTGATAATCTTTATACTCTACATGATCAACTAACTGTAGGACGTTCACATGACAGTTAGCAAGTACGCCCTGCTCTTGTAATTCACTGGCACTTAACCGGCCAATAACGTCTCCAATACTACACTTCAGACTGACAAATTCGTAATCTTCTTTAGGTATCGTGCCAGTTAAGCCCCAGCGTATAGGTACGTGTGCCATTACACCAGTAAGCAGAGTTTTAAGCGCATCTGCCTTGGCCATGTGTACTTCATCAACCATAACACAGACTACATCTTGTAGGAACTCACCAATGGTGATGTCCACTTCGTGGTTACGTGATCCTTTGAGCAAGATGTTTAGACTCTGCCAAGTGCAGATAGTATGTGTCTTGCCAAACTCTTTACGGTCGCCAAAGTAGACTCCAACATTCAGGCCCATGTTTATATAGTCTGCTTCTGTTTGTGTGACAAGTGATTTGTTTGGAACAATGACTATAGTGCGCCCATGTGGTTCACATCTATGTGATAATACTGCGGTGATTAAAGTCTTGCCTGCGCCAGTTGCGATCTCTTGCAGGCATTGTGGATTCTCAAGGAACTTGTTGATGATTTCAACTTGATAATCACGTAACATGATTGGTGTTCCTGCTTGAGGGTGAGTCTTAGGCCATGTTAAATGACTGTAACTATCTTCAGTCACTTGTTCAAAGTCATACTGTGTTTTGTAGTCACGTAGATCTTCTAGTTCTAAATGATAACCTTGACTGTCTAAATAAGGAATGATCTCTGGCAGTAGGTTAACATAGGTACTACCACCCATTTGGAAGAATGCTATCTTGCCATCCCAACGTCCTAGACGGACTGCGGGTAGATAACGTGCACCAGGGATCTCATACTTGAACATATTACTAAGTTCTTTACGTTCATGTAAGTCTAGGCCTTCTATCTTTACATTAACTTCATCTTTGATTATTAGTCGGGCTAGTGCCATAAGTTTTATTATATAATCTTTTTATTATATTTTCAAGTTTTCTCAGAATTATTTTTTTCTGTTGGATCTAAATTATCATACCATTGTAACAGTTGGATTAATTGTTCTGTATCGTGTATTACCTGAGAACGTTTTTCTTCAGATTCTACATAGGGCAATGAAAGATTACACAGTTGTTCTAAAGAATATTCATCAACTCCGCTGTGAATAATATGATCTACAAAATTTATTCTAGTGGTAGTTCTATCAATCATACCATCGACTATTTTATCAATCTCTTCATGGTATGTAGAAAATATCAGATGTAACCTCGGTAATTTTCCAAAGTTCCAAGCAGTATGATTTGATGTGGTAACTAAATGATATAATTTACCATACTGCATGTGGTATATCTTGTGTCCCTGTACGAAATAAGCCAGGGTATTGGTAAAGATAGGAATATGTATTCGCATGGGATCTACATCAGCATGCATAGGATAACCCCCTGTAGGTTTTAACCAAGATAGCCTAATTCTGGTAATTTTTAAACCCGATAATTTTTCAATCTGTTTAGTTAATTCTGCTACATAACTGTTTTCTAAATCAGGATGCCAATTGTTATAAGTTAAAGCATGTTTTTTATTTTTTGCCACCACCACGCTTGCTGGATGATAGGTAAAATCGTTTACAGCATTACTTTCTAGCATTTCATAATCGGTAGTCCAATCGGTTTCTCCTTCTGGTAAACGCAGGGATACAACACTGAACCCAAATTGATTACGCACAATGAAGTCAAATATTTCTTTACGTAACCGTTCAATATCAACGTCAAAATCAAGTGCTTGAATAGCACTAGTAATTTTATAGTTACAATATTTTTGATGTATCTTTAAAAAATCTATTTTTTTCATAGGATGTTTTTCCTTAATTTAATGTCTGCAAATACATGTCTATATTGAGGATTTATATGATCTATATTTGAGTCCTTGGTTAGATCATTTATTAGTTGACTGTTTGGCATGCGCAGAGTTTTGGGCAGGATTTTTGAAGTAATTTTACACTGTAAATCTAAGCTACCAGTTTCTGTAGTCACTGTTGCTATGTCTCCTTCAATAATCCCTAACTCTATAGCATCATCATTATTAATTTCTATATACGGTGATTCCTGTGATCTAATAATTCCGTTTACACTAGATGATTGTCGTATTCCGGTCATTAGTATAAATGGAAAGTTATAATGATAAATTCTAGATTTATCCAATTTTAATAGTAATCTAGTAAAACTTGATGTTAAATTAATTTTATTATTATTATATAGTATCTTTTGATCAATTTTGTCAGTCACATGTGCCATACCTGTAGATACTAGTTTATCAATTTGTTTATGTGTGTATTCGACTAAATTTAATAGATCTTTACCAGGAAAATATCTTATATATAATAAGAATACTTGCCACCATATCACAGCGATCATCGAGTTGTCATACTTAGTGCCCAAAGTTTTGCGTAATATATAAAGAGTATTATTTATTTGATTAGCAGTAGATTTTTGGTACAAGTCTACTAAAAATTGATTGGGATTTTCTGTATACTTTTTAATATTGATTTGATCTTCACCAGGATTAATTATTCCTAACCTAACTAATATTTCCTCAAATATGTTTTGACTGTGTTTAGCAAACTGAGGTTTATTTAAAATTGGTCGGCTGAGTTGGGCATATCCATTTTTAAAATTATCACCACCCATCACCTCATATTTTTCAAAAAATGTTGTTATAGGAAGAACATAATCTGCTAGTCTTGTGGTATCTGTAGTAAAACTATCTAATACTATAACTAAATCAATTTTAGCTAATTGTTTTTTAAATTCATGTTTATTAGGCACCCTGACCGCTGGATTACTGGATTCAATTATTACGGCTTCAAATTTATCATGTTCATTAACATACAAATTTTCAGACAATATCGAATAAGAGGTAACTCCTTTCAACTGGTGTTGATCAGTAAATGGACTTTTCTTTTTTGAAAAACATCTATCTGGCTGCAAGAGAGAAAATATAGGGATCATCCCTCCTTGTTTTTGATAATTGCCAGTGATATGAATCAATACATTGAGTAAATAAAATACACTATATGGATAAACACCATGATCTATACCATTTCCAGAATCTATCGCTACTCCATTACTAG